ATGATCGCGGCTATGATGACCACTGCTATTAAAACAGTCCATTGCCAAAATTTCATCGCTAGTGTTAGAATTAATTCCATTTGCTCTCCTCGTTTAAAACACGTATTTATTCGATCGCGCCTTTTACGACGCCTGCTTCGACCAGTTTTTTACGGTTCTTCATGTGTTGTTTCTGTACATCTGCCTTGGCACCACCGAAATAGGCCACGGCGTGTCCGGCCTCGCACAGTATCTTTGAAACTGGTTTCTTGTCCACTAGGAAGTCGCCCAGCACCCTGCCGAACTTGCCCTTCATGTCCTCACCTTTTTTGTTGATTGTCGTCTGGAGCACTGCGGTCTTGCCCAACAGGCTCTTGAGTTTGTTTTTGGCGGCCAGTCCAAATTTCTTCTCGATCTTGTCCCTGGTCCTTGATTCTGGTGTGTCTATGCCCATGATCCTCACACGCTCGTTCTTCTGCCATATGCCGAATCCCAGGTCGATGTCCACGTCCACCGTGTCACCATCCACCACTTTTAAAACCTTACATCTGTACGTCCACATTATTCTGTCTCCTCGTAGTATTTCTTGTATTCCTCAAGTAGGTTGTTGGTCTCTTGTAGTTTCTGTCTTATCTGCGCGAAGTTCCGGGCTATCATCTCGAAGTCCTTGTCCGTCAGTCCGAACAGCACGGGGTCTATGCCCTCGGCCTCCAGTTTGGCGAAAACTTCCTGTGCGTTCTCTGATGTTATGATGATCCAACGCACCTTCTCTAGGTCCAGTGCCTCGGGTTTTGGTAGGTTCAGTTTGGATCTTGGCTCCTCCACGGAGAATATCTTCACACGCTTCTCGCCCACGCTACAGGCGGATAGTAGGAGTATCAGTGCTATCGCTAAAATTTTATTCATATGGTACGTACGCCGGGTTGGCCAGTGATGGGCACTCTGGGTTTATCTCCGACTTCTTGGTTGCTTTCAGTTCTTCCTCCGTCCTCTCTGCCCCGGATGCCAGTTCCACACATCTCGCGGCGTTGTCAGCACCCTTGTTGATGATCCTCTCTATGGCTCCGGTCCTGTCTATGGCCAGTTTGCCTATGTCTCGTTTGCCCTTGTTGAATCTCTTGTCCAGGTCCTCTAGATCTTTCTTGAAGGTCATCACTAATGCGTTGAGCTTCTTGTTACTCTCCATTATGGCCGTGAAGTCCTTCTTCTGCTGTTCAAGTAATTTGGTCTGTGACTCTATGCCACGTTCCAGTTCGATCTGGTTGGCTTTTAGCGTGGCGTTGTCCGCACGCAGTTTCATCACGTACACTCCAGCACCCGCGATGCCAGTGATCAGCATTATGGCTATCGCCATCTTAATCGTCGAAAACATAATAGTAGTATTTATTGTATGAGGCCGGGCTTGTAGACGGTTTTACCGTTTTCCTTCATCGCAGTCAGGATGCTCTTCCTGTTGCCCTCTGACTTGTATGACACGTGAACCCAACCCGAGTCTGGCACACCTGGTGTGTAGAATTCCAAGATCAGTTGATCGAAGTCTAGGTTGTCCTCTATCCACTTGGCCACGTCATAGTTTGGCGTGCCCGGACACTCTATGTCCACTGCTTCACCTTTGCAGTGCTGTGACTTGCTTGAACCACCCACCGCTTCGTTGAGTGCTGGTCCCCTGTAGCCTGAGTTGATCACTGTCACACCAAACTGATCCCTGACCTTCTGTACAACATTCCTGAACAGTTCAGTGGCGTTGCCCATGTGTTCAGTGCTTGGTGTGTTGTCGATGCCCTGTCTCAAGGCCGTCTGGCTCTTGATGTATTCCTGTAGACTGAAATTTTTGCTTAATCTTACCATCCGCTCTTACTTAGCAGTGCTGACTCACCGCCCTTGCTGAAGACGAATCTGTCTTCCGTGGTCTTGGTTATCTGGTATGGTCCGAAGTACTTGGTCATGAACATGCATTCTGACATGGCACTCTCGTCCAGTCTGAACGCTTTGACCTCGTTCATGATCATGTTGGTCGGACCGAATGCGTGTAGTTCGAACTTCAACGCTTCTGCGTTCTGTTTCTTGCAGGTTATGACGTTGTTGTCCAGTTTGAATTCCATCATCTGGAACCGGTCAAAGAAGTCCTTGATCTCGCCCAGTTTCATCTGCTGTGTCTTCTGTGTGTATGCTATCGGTGTCCTGGGCAGTATGTCCGCCAGGTTCTTGGCCGATGCCTCGAACGGCGTCTTGTCCTTGTGGTATGTGAATTCGAATATGTCTATGTTGGTAAGTTTCTTGAGGTCGTCCAGGAACTTCCCTATGTGTTGGTCCACTGCTTCGACCCTCGCGAATTCCACGAACACCCTGTGCTTGCCGTCTTCCAGTGTTCCTGGGGTTGCGTCTGCGTCTAAAACTTCCTTGTATCCCGTCTCCGCGAACCTCTCAAGGTCCTTGGCGGGTGCCATGCCGTCAACTGTGAATGCCAACACCATGATGTTCCGGTCCTCGCCCATCTTGGACTTGAACTGGTCCACTGAGAATCGTTTTGCTACGACCCCGTCTAGGTCTCCGGCCTTCAATCCTTCATTAACTAATGTCATCTAAACTACTTAAATCTGCAGGAGCCTGTGCCTGCTCGTCCTGGCTCTCGATCTCGTCCTTGCCGTGTTTGAAATTACCAATCAGGTTCTTGGGCATTTTAATCTCCACCACCCAAATGTCATGTGCGTCTATCTTGCCCTTGGTCGTTCCTGGCCTGTAGTCCTCTGGACCCTTGATCTTCCTGGGCTTCATCAATTCGTCTCTTTTGTATGTGACTTTACATCCTTTGTCCAGCAATCTCTTGCCTCCCGCAGGATCTGGCATCTTGTCCGCTGGCCACATGAATGAACATGTGACGAAGTGTCTCGAATCAACCGGTCCCGAAAGCAGTTCGCCTTCCTCCCAGTTCTGGAACACGTACACGTCTAGCTCGTCCACCACCCTCTCGAAGTCCTTGAGTATGCCCAATGTGGGGCCTACCGAGTACAGTGATTGTACGTTCTTGATTATGTCTAACACGTCATGCATAGTTCTTATTTATCCTAAATATCTCTGTTGTAAAATATGCATACTTAATCTGGAAATTTGATAGTAAGTATTTGTACATGAGTCACAACCGAAGACACATCGAAACACAATCAAACACAACCTATGAGGAACCTTATGTTATCATCGAACGGCCTACAAATGCGACCTTTATTCCAACGGAAACTGTGGAAACTAATGAGGAAGAAACGAGTGTACGACAAGCGTGTGAGCTTGTACATGCAGAACGAGAATTGGCTCAAGATAAGGAAACAGAAGGACAGACGTAGGCGTAGGATATTGATGAAAATATGGCGAGCCAGCCAATTGGCCATGCTTAAACGCATGTACAATCAGGCTATTTGATGAATTGATCGATGGCGTCAGCGTACCATTGTCGGTAGTGCTGTTCTATCCTGTCGTAAGGGATCTGGTCCCGCTGTGCGACGGGTATGCCAGGCAGTTCGTTCTTTAGCACTTCCTTGTTGATGAGGTCTAACACCACTGTGTATTCCATCATCTTGCCTGGGCCTATCTTCTTCTTGGACAGTTCAACGAATTCGTCGAACTTCCTGTCCGCTTTTATCACATACTTCACGCAGAAGAATCTTTTCTTGTTGTGTTTGCTACCCATTGTTTAACCTCGATAATTTTATCATGACCGACGCAAGGTTTATCTCAGGATCTGCTACGAATGAGTGATCAACCAATCCCTGCTTGATAATTAGCACCGCTTTGTCCTGTGCGTCTTCATCTTTGGATATTATTTCTAGGTTGTCATACAACCATCTGTATATCTCCTCACACTCTTCTGGCCTTGCCTGGGCACAGACAAGTTTTCTTGCTTCTTGTATCTTGCCTTGCTTGAACAGATCTACCATCTGCAGTCTGTAGTCCTGTTGTCCTGAGTCGCCACTTGCCGGTGGCATCAGTTTTCCGTCCCTAGCATTCTGTTGTAACATGTTGATGCATTTCCTCATGTCAGGATAACTGGCTTTCACATATGTGTCCAGTATCTCTATGTCAGGTGTGATTCCTTCCTGTATCAATATCTCACATGCCCTTGCTGTGAATTCTGTCTTGTCGATGGTCTCCATGTGGAAGCCTTGGCATCTCGAATGCAGTGCTGGTATGACCCTATTGGGATAGTTGCAGGTCAATATGAATCTCGCTGAAGTGTGATACATCTCCATAACACCACGCAACGCCGCCTGACCATTTGGTGACATGTAGTCTGCCTCGTCCAGCAACACATACTTGTATGCTCCGAATGGCATGATCTGTACGAAGTTGTTGATCTTCTCACGCACAGTGTCAACGGAGTTTTCCCTCGAAGCATTTATCTCCAAGATGTCATAACTGCTGACATCCAGTTCTCCAAACAACACCTTCGCCAGTGTGGTCTTGCCCACCCCTGGTGCACCACTCAATAACAAGTGTGGGATCGCTTTGTCGTCAATCCAAGATTGTATCTGTTGTCTTTGTGCTTCGTCTCTGACCACGTACTCTTTCAGAGTCTTAGGTCTGTATTTTTCTACCCATAAATCTTTCATATGTGTTATATTACAGAAGTTTCCTTTGCTTGTCTATATAATTGTTCAGAGGCCATGTTCTTACCTTTTGCTTCACATTGTATATCAAAGTTCTCACTGAAACCTAGTGCCCATTGATTTGTTTCAACATTAGGGAATAGATCAGAGTGTGCTCTCAACTTTTGTTTTTTGGCACCTCTTGCCAACAACTCTTTCATGTCGTGTAATCCTGTGTGCATTTCTTCGGGCTTCAATCCTGCCATTGCTAGTGCTTCGTCCCTGAAGTAGGAATAGTGCATACTGGGTCTAACACCACGCCAACTGTCTATGACCCTTTTCACTCTGTCGTCATTGGGTTGTATGTATTCTTCGTCTCGGATCAAATGGTGATGGATATCTAGGACAAGTGCCAGGTGTTTCTCCAGCATCAGGGACTGTTCCAGTCCATGTCCCATCTCGTCATTCTCGATAGTGATCAGGTTCCTTGCCTCTGGTGAAAGCCTTGGCAGTGCCTTTATGATGCCGTCTGGTCCTTGCCTGCCTGAGATGTGTACGTTTATCTTGCAACCATCCTGGAATGATCGGCCAAAGCCCATCCATCTGGCCATGTCCGCATGGTATTCGAATTCTTCTATGCTACGTTCAACGATTTCAGGAGTGGCACTGGAAAGCACACAGAACTGACCTGGGTGGAAAGATATCTTCACATCCAACTTCCTGGCCATCTCACCAACCGGTGCGAATAGATTCTCCAGGTGACTCTGTATGTGAGGCTGTTGCCACCATGTCTTCCAGTCCTTCTCTGTGTAGCCCTGTAGCATCTCTGATCCCAGCCTAACCATCCTACGTTCTGGTGGCAGTGTGCCCACACGTTCTATCATCCTGCGTGCCGCTGTGGTGTTGTGTGTCATGATGTCCCACTGTCGTTGTACTGCTTCTTCCCGGTGTTCACGTAGCCAACGCATGGTGGTGCTTCTGCCGTTGAGATCCCTGTCCTTGGCATTGACCTTCATGCCACCGAACTCACTGGTGTCATTGAGCCATTTGCAACAGAAACCGAAACGTTGTGTCATGTGTGTATTATAGCAGATATATGTGATCTGTCTAGTCCAGCAGTGTTTCCATCATTGCCCAGTGTCCTATGATGTCGCTACAGTGCAGTTGGAATCCGTATTCCCTGTCTATGTCACGTAGGATCTTGTTGGCTTTGGCCATGCTCAGTCCTGCATTGGCTGGTAGTTGTAGTGCGTTGATCGTTTTCTTTTTGAGTGCTGTAGCGGCCTGTACCCTGTGCCAACCGTCAGTGAGTAGATAATAACCCGAATCCTTTATGGGTGTGACCAATATTGGATCCCATGCACCATCCTTCTTCAACTTGTTGATCCAGGTCCTTTTCTCTTTGTTCAATGGACGTTCAACACCCAGCCCCATCTCTGCCATGGTGACTAATCGATCTATTTCCACTTTTACTTTCTTGATATTAATCTGTTTCATAGGTGATGTAATTGATGTCTTGTATTATCTGCCACTCTGGTCCACGTGGCAACGGCTTCCTCTGTGGGTAGTCATTCTCGTCTGACATCTCCCTGTATTTGTTTGCACAGGGTGGTCCACAGAACGGTCTGATTATCCTCTTGTCATGCTTGGTGTCGTGTAGGCTGTCGTACCAGTAAATTGCGTTGGTGAAAGATTTCTTGCAGACGTAACAGGTGTGATTAGTCATTGCCCGGCAACTTGGTCATCTGTTGGGCACCGCCCATGTTGATGTATCCTGCCTGTCTGTTGTTGAAGTCTGGTTCCTCGTCTGAAACTAAAAGTATGTCATTCTCGTCGATCATCCTCACCTCCAGCTCAGTGCCATCCTTCTTGACCTTGAGAGCCCTGCTCCATCTTCCATGTGCTATCATGACCCATTCGCCGACCTTGACGTCCTCCTGTTGATCTCCAACTGCGTATATCTTGGCCCAACGTGGGTGTATGCCCGCTTCCGTGCCGTCGTCGTCTAGTAGTATGATCCCACCCTTGGACTTGGTCGCCCCGAACTGCATGTCCGATACCAATACCCTCTTCTTGAGTGGTGTGATGTCGTAGTCAACGGTGTACTGTTTGCCGCCGTGTGATCCGAAACCTTTTGCTTGTAAGTCTTCTAGTTGTCCCATTGTAGGATTATTTTAACAGATTTATTTTGATTCGTCAAGAGCCGCACACTGTTCTTTTGTGGCAGGTAGACCTATTTCCTTGTCGTACAACCATACGTAAGAATAAGTGATCTTGTCGCCGTTCAAGTCGCATTTTTTGCCAAATGACAATTTTGGTTGCTTGATAGAACAAGCAGAGGTCAAAAACAAGATCGATAATGCTAATACTAGTGTCTTCATGATGTTATTCCAATCCGTCAAGTGCCGCGTCTATGCCGCCCTTGCTGGTGCTTTCTGTCTTGGGTTTGAAAGTTTCCACGGTCTTTGTCGCCGGAGTCGGTTCAGGTGTTGGTGCCACCTTCTTGGGTTGTGGTGCCGCTTTCTTGGGTGCTGGTTTTGATGCCACCGGGGTCATCTTCTGCACGGTCCTGGTTGGTTCTGGTGTGGGTGCTGGCATCGCCTTGCCCTTGCTTGGCGTGTCACTGACCATGCCCTTGGGTTGTTCGTAATACTGTTTGATCACTGTCTCTTTTGGCGTTACCACTTGTCCGCCTGCTCCCAACACGTCACCCTTGGCGTTGACGTTCATGTTGCCCACGGCCTGAACTGATTCGTTGGCCGCTCTTAATTTCTCTATGTCCACCATACGTCCCTGCATGGTCCTGTACATTCTTTTGGGTTTTGCTCTTGCTACCATAATAATATGCTCCTATTACTGTTACTTATCATCTCAGGAATTCGGTGATGTCCAAATTGTACAGCATGGGATTGATCTTGTGTACACCTATCAGGAACAGGCAGAAACTGGCCACGCTGGACCCCCTGCCCACGCCCCAGACCATGTCGTTGGCCCTCAGTGTGTCAATGAAGTAGATCAGGAACTGTAGTACCCTCGTGAATTTTTTCTTCTCGAACAGATCATACTCCATCTGCACCCTCATCTTCTCCTCGTCGTTCTGGCACTTGTCCAACAACCATTCCAACACATTGATCTGGTAATACTTGTCAGGCATGTGCCAGTTGTCACAGTTCTGTTTGTCAAATTCTGTCAGTGAAGGTCTCTCGGGCGCCGTGTTGATCACTGGTAGGTCTATGCCCAACTCCTTGAGGCTTTCGGAATACTTGTCTATGTCGTTGAGATACAGTCTCGAGATGTCGAAGTCTGGATCGGTGTACAGCAATTCGATAACATCCTCCTCCGAGAATATCACATCACCGTGATCATTTGTCTTTGTTTTTGCCGCCATCTAAAACCTTTGGTTGGAACTCAAATATTTTAGCATGATACTCGTGCTTCTTGTCAACAGGAATCTCTTGGTTGTTCCAACTGAAGTGTCCTGTGTATATTCCCTTGTCAAGTTCTTGGTCATAAGTTGCCGTGTCCGCCCTCAGCCACCATGGATCAAATTTGCTGAACTTCGCTGAGAACCAGTCGGGCCTATCTAACAGTATAAGCTCTTTGCTGTCTTTGTCAACCGTGTAGGTAATACCGTCACCCTGCCATGAGCTCAGTTCTATGTGGTTGATCACTATCTTGCTGTCCAGTATGCTGTTTGCCTTGCAGAAACACACCGCGGCCATGATCTGGTCATAGGGTGGCTTTGGTAATTCAATGAACCTGTTGGTGGACTCTTTCTTCAGTGTGACATACAATGGTTCGTCCCTCCACGTGGTGATCGTGTTGGCGAATACCTGTTCGAAGAGGTTCTTCAATCTGTCGAAGTATTCTGTCTGCTCCTTGAGGCTGGCTGTGTGTGGGGTCAGTGATATGTTAAGTTTGTACTCATTGGCGAACAGTTCACCATCAACTATGATTATGCTTTTGAATTTTGTCTTCCAGGAGAATGTGTTTGACATCAAAACTATTTACTAGTCGATGTTGACCAGGTCGCCTAGGTCTGGTTCGTTCCTCAATTTCTTGTTGTTCTTGTGCCACTCCTCGACACGTCTCTGTCTCACTGCGTCCTGGTAGGTCTTCAGTGCCTGTTGCAGTGTGGCCAGCATCTCAGGATTACGTCCACGCCTCGCTATGGCAACTTTCCTTGACAGTTCCTTGATACGTTTGGAGATGTCTTCCTCTGACATGTTGCCTATCTCTTCTTGTAATGGATGGAAGTACATGATACTCCTTAGTTATTAAACGTACTGTTTGCCCAGTTGGTGCATCAGCACCGTTGTGCCACCGTCTGGTGACATGAATTCAAAAAGTGCTCGGCCCAGACCTATCGTAACTTGGTCTGAAGTGCCGTCACTGCCTGTGACATTGTCCGCCTTGATCACCGCACTAGGTAAGGTCAGTATACCTGTTGATGTTGGTTGCACAGTGATGTCTAAAATAATCCTGCCCACGGAACCTGTTGGGAAGTTCAAGAATGCGAAAGTGGTGTCAGCGGTTATAGTCAATGTTTGGTAATGACCGTTTTCATGATTTAATGTCACTGATCCACTCGAGACCGATCCGTGTGCGAAAATAGTTTCGCTGTTGTCTTTCAAAACTGCATTTTGTATTGTACTACCGTTGAAATTGTTGGCCGAATCGAGATTTGCCTTGTTTGACTGTATGTTGTCTATCTCGGTCTTGGCTTCCGTGAAGTTGTTCTTTATCGCATTGAAATTGTCTCTGAACCCTTGTGAACTGTTGTCCTGTCCCGCTTTCGGGTACGTTGCATCTATGTTTCCTGGTACTATGTTACTTGCCATTATTGAATTCCTTTGTCTCTAAATTTAAGGTATTTATCGTTGCTTCTTTCCACCTTTATTATTGTGCCTGCTGACGGTACTTCCTTGGTAAATGTTATGTTTGTCTTGTTTGTGGTCGTGTTGTATGACAATGATATGCCGTACTCATGATCGGCCGATCGTAGTTCCGTGTCAGCGGTCGGGTCTAAATGCCCTGCGAATCCTGACGCCGTCCAGCCTTCACCAGGTAAAACCGTTGTTGTGCCTTCTTTGACCAAAATATCTTCCTGGTGCACTAGCTCGTCCACTTCGAATGTTGTAGTAGATCCATCCGCTGTGAATGTATCTGTCGCAACCTTGCTGTTGCTGACCACGTACCTGTCTATGGTGAATGCTATGTTCTTGAAATTAATTTCCTTGTCCTCGATCCTTTTCTTGACCAATGCTGACGTTCCCGGCTTACAGTAACACAGAGGCACCGCGGTCACGTAACCCAATGGTGCCAGGCCACCCGCCTGTGTGGTCTTCATCCATAATGGTAGGTAATCCCATTCCTTGTGTCCCAGGGTCTTCATCCTAGACCTCATGTTGGCCACTGCGTTTGGATAGATTGTTTCAATGAATCCGAGATCAGCACTCAGTTGATTCGCGTACCTCACCTTGGATCCCGCTGTGCTGAATGAAAGTCCGCCATCTGTTGTGACTTCGTAGTCCACGTAGTCTGTGGTCGCATCCATGCTGGACGCCCTTGGTCCTAGCATTGGTTTCACTATCGAATTCCTCAACGTGATTGCACTGGAAACTGCCACCCCATCTTTGTTTACCATGCTGTCTTTTACTTCTATGTAAACTACTTCATATTTCACAGTGTTTCCTTCCTTGGCAATTGCTGTCTTTATGTCTCCGAAGTACAGTGTCTTGGGAGCATGATTCTGTTCCATCTGCTGTTGGAACGCGGTCAGCGTCTGTGCCTCGAGACCCGCCATCATCAGCATGTCCGGTTTCAACTTCATGCCGAAGTTCGTGTCCTCTGGCCTGAATATGTTGTCCACTGAATTTATGTTTGGATCCTGTGCTATGTTGTAGAATATGTTCTGGTCTATGAATGACGTGGCATGTCCAGACATGTTGCCATATTCGATCTGTGTGTAAGGTATGTCAATGTTCAGTGTGAATTCTTTTGATGTGGCCGCGGCCTGGTACTGGTCGCTGACTGTCACGGTGAAAGTGAATGCCCTGGTTGAATCAGTGAAATCACTGGGGTCTATGGTGCCTATTAGGTTTCCTTGGTCTGACAATGTTATGCCCGTGGGCAAAGCACCCGAGGTGACGGAGTAACTCAACACACGATTATCTTCTTCTGTGACGGCCTCTACTGACAACAAGCTCGGCACGTCTGCCTTCAGTGTTCCTATCACTGCAGGTGTCGTGAATGCAATCCCTATGTCAATCTCACCTATCACCTTTAACGTGAATGCTTGGTCCGTGAACACGTTGACCCCCGTGGTCACCACTCTGTTGGCCCTGACTGTGAATGTGTGGTCTACTTCTACTGCTGACTGTCTGGCCAATTGGCCATAAAGTTCTCCGGAGTTGACGTCTATGGACACCCCTGATGGTAGAGCGCCTGACTGTATGGAATATTCCAGGTCACCCTGCTGTGGATCGAAGTCCTCCACGTCTATCTTGACCACTATTGCGTTGTCGTGCCTGAAAGTTCCAAGGTCCGATCCTGTCCTGAACACCGGTCTCCTGTTGGCGCTTAGGTCCATGGTCAGTGGTGATGAATCTATCTCTGTAGCGTCTATGGTAATGTCGGTGTTTGACACACGCCAGTAGTCCGCCGAGTACACGAATATTGAGTTGTCCTGTTCGACGAAACTGGTGCCATCTGACACACGCACTACGAAATCGAAATTCTTGCTTATGCTCTTGGAGATCACCGTCCTGTCGTATGTGCCATCAAACTGGTCGTCTGTCCCGACACCGTCGTAACCACCACGTGCTCCGTAACGTTGATCATCGGTCAGTTGCACTATCCCAGATATCAATCCCGTCTTACTCATGGTCACGCCAGGCGGCAGGGAGCCATCCACTATCTCGTAAACAAGGCTCTGCCCTGCTTCTGTATCTGTGTCCGTGGCCTGCATCTGTACGGACACGCTGGATCCGTCTATGACCCAGTACAGTCCCACACTGGTTGAATCATCCAGTTGCAGTTGTCCAGAAGCGGTTGTGAAAGTGGGTGCGTCCGCTCCCTGCACGTCTATGCTGAAAGTCCTGTCTGTTATAGCGGTACCGGCCGTGGCTCGCACGACGAAGGTGTAAAGAGTTCTTTTGGCAACCTCAGCCGGAGTACCTGTCAAGAGCCCGTCTGTGGTGACCTGCATTCCTGCGGGTAGGCTCCCTGCTATCACGGAGTAAGCGATGGCCGTTGAATCGCCTATAGCGACCGGGTCATTCGCTTCCAGTTGAAGTGAAAACGATGCCTGTTCATCTATGGTTGCAATTTTACCTGCCGTGGTTGTCCACACTGGTGTTGCCATATGACTTACTCCTTACAAGGGTATTTATTGGCAATTACCGGCTATTGTTCTGCGTACGAATCCAGTGTTCCAGGTGCTGTAGTAGGTCTTCACGGGCGGTCTTGTCCTGTTCTCGCCTTATGGCCTCCTCCAAGCGTTTGATCTCTGACTGTGGTGATCGCTGTGACCTACGGTCGTTGTTGCGCCTTCTCATATTTTAAGTACTTTGTCGGTCTAGGTTACTATGACTTGTCATAGAACGGAATGACCCTTGCCACTCCTGCAATCTTGACTTCCAGGTATCCTGTTGGTGTGGCCGGTAATGCGTTTCCTCCTCCTGCCGCTCCCACAGTGGTCTGTGTCGCTGTGTTGAAGTCCACTACACCCGTACCCTGTGTGCTGATCGATATGTCTCCGTCTGACGTGTCATTCTGCAGAGAATCAGTCCTCAGCGTGGTAAACTCACCTAGTGTGGCCTGCAGTTCGAAAGCGGTCACTATGGAGTCGGTACCACCTAGTGCTAAGGTCTCACCCGATAATGGACTAATAGTTATACCACCTGTTGTTGAACTAATGGTATTAGCGTTCATTGTCAGGTTGTCCACATTCAGTTGTCCTGTTACAGTGGCGGTACCAGTGACGTTGGTAGGTCCTGTGAGGTTTATCGCTCCTGTCCCAGAAGGCTCTATGTCCACGTCACCATTGGTGTCTGTGGTGATCTTGCCCTGTGCGTCGATGTTGAGGTCGCCTACGTTAAAAGTGCCTGTTGTAAGTGAGCCACTTATGGTAGTGTTTCCTGTTGTGGTTACGTCTGCTGTTGAAAGTGTTCCTGAAACCGATGCATTTCCTGTGACGTTGGTAGCCGCCGCAAGTTCTATCGTACCTGTTCCTTGTGGATCAAGTGTCAGGTTGGCGTTTGACCCATTTGTTGTGATATCGTTTGTTGTCAAACTGGTCAGCGTGGTCACACCTGTTATGGTAGGTGCGGTGATAGTTGGACTGGTCAGCGTCTTGTTGGTCAATGCTTGTGTGTCCGAAAGTGTTACAACAACACCTGTGTCCACGTTAAAAGTCACTGTGTTGGCCGTTCCTGAAGTTGATATACCAGTACCGCCCGTGAACGTCAATACCTCTCCATCGAGGTCGATGTTCATGTTTGTTGAATCGTCTGTGGCGAAGTCTAAGTCCTGTGCCGTGTTCTGTGCGTCAACGTATGTCTTGATCGCACCCTGTGTGGCTAACAGTGTTGCACTGCCTGTAGTTAGGTCACCGTTGTCTATGCCTGTGACAGTTGCACCCGTTGCCAACTCCAATGAAGTGCCAACTGCCAGTGTTGAACCCAGTGTTGTGGCACCGCTGATGTTCATAGTGCCCGTGGTCTGTATGTTCTCCGCTATGGTGATCTGTGTCGAGTCATCTGAACTCAATGTTGTGCCATTGAATTTCATTGCACCCAGTTTGATGCTTCCTGTTCCGTTTGGTGTGACAGTGATGTCACCATTTGTGACACCTGTTGTTATTGCAAAAGTGTTTACGTTTAAATTTGCATCAAGCGTGTTGATGTCGTTGTCGCTTCCGTACAACTCTATGAAGTTGTCGTTGATCTTGTCAAATGCTGTTCTTAATGGATCACCCGTTCCGTCGTTTGCGGTAGATCCTATGTTGATTCCTTGTCTCGCCATGTTGTTTATCCCCTGTTGATAAGATTATTTATTTTAAATTCTATAAACCTAATGTAATTATTACAGGTCTATCAACACCCGCTGGAACTTGAACACGGTGCTGTCATTGGTGATGTTGGTGGCCAGCAGTCTCACGTTGCCATCATCTATGTCAGCCGTGAATGTGCATAGTGGGTCTGTGTGTGATGTGGTGTTGCCAAACACTGTGATGTATGCTTCCGTGGTGCTGTCCGCACTGGGACCGTGTATCACGCTGGCTTCCACGATCTCGAATCTGCTGTTTGTGGTGTCTGATATCGAGATGTAGTACTTTGCACTCCTGTATGTGGCCGATGACCAACTGTCCACCAGTGACGTGGCAGAAGTGGCAATAGTGGATGTGTTGTCACCTATCTCTGAGTGGTTCAGCGTGGATGGTAATGACAGTGTGACGAACCCCAGGTTGCCCGCACCATCTGTCTTCAACACTTGGTCTGCCGTTCCATCCGCAGTTGGGAAACCAAATCCACTGATCGTGACCGTGCCCGTGCCGTTGCCTGTCAACTCGAGGTTGGCGTTTGATGCGTTTGTTGAGATGGTGTTGTCATCTATGGTGACTCCGTCAATTGTAAGTCCTGCTGTTGTGGTCATTGTCGTGAACGTGCCGGCCGCCGGTGTCGTTGCACCTATGACCGTGTTGTCCATGGTTCCACTGTTGATGTCTGCCTTGGCTATCACTACCTGTCCTGTGCCTGCAGGTTCGATGACGAGGTCTGAATTTGAATTTGTCGTTTTGATCTCGTTGTCCGTTATGTTGATGTTGGAATCTATGGTCAGGTTGTTTATCACCACACTGCCCGTCCCTCCCGGAGTTAGATTTATGTCCGCGTTTGAACTGGAACTGATTGTGTTGTCTTGCAATGTCAGGTTATCGATGTTGGTGGTTGTCAAGTTGGTTGTGCTGTTAACGGTCAATGATCCCAGTGTTGCCAATCCACTTACATCCAGTGTTCCTGTGGTTGTAAGATTTTCATCACCAAAACTTATTGCACCTGATGAGTCTGTGATTGAACCATCGGCCAGTGTTAGATTGCCCAGTGCTGAGCCTGTTGCGGCCGTTATTGTTCCTGTTGTGCTTAAATTTTCATCACCAAAACTTATTGCACCTGATGAGTCTGTGATTGAACCATCGGCCAGTGTAAGATTACCAAACGTCGACCCTGTGGCCGCCGTCAGTGTTCCTGTGTTTGCAGTGCCCGACACGTTCAATGTTCCGTCCACTATCAAACCATCGTTGATGTTGATGTTGGTAGAGTCATCTGAACTCAAACTCGTGCCTCTGAATTTTACTGCTCCGAATACCACAGATCCCGTGCCATTAGGGAGTAGGTTGATATTTTCATTTGATCTTGTGCCCTCGATGTTGTTGTCATTGATCCTGATCGCCGGGAAGGAAACTGCACCTGTGCCAGAGGGTTTGAACACCAGGTCTTCATTGGATCTTGTGGCCGATATCTCGTTTCCGCTGAAACTGAGATCTCCACCTGACAGTGGTGACAGGTACAACTCTGTGAACATGGTGTTCACTTTCTGCATAGCAGATCTTAAGGTATCGCCCGTACCGTCGTTTGCGTTTGATCCTACGTTCAGTTCCTGTTGTGCCATCCTTAAACCTTTATTACCCTCTTGACCAATTTGATCACTTGGTTGTTAGTGTTATTTACTGTTCCTAGCAGTCTTACGTTGCCGCCTGATATGTCCGCTGACAGGTCCAACGAATCATATATGGTTGATCCGTCACCATCACCATTGGTCGCCGCACCGAATGAGCTAACATATGCGTTTGTGCCGTCATGCGTGACATTGGCGTCTATTATCGTGTATCTGTCCGCAGTCGCGTCTGAAATCTGTATGTGGTACTTGGCACTCCTGTATGTGGCCACGGCAAATGAATCTATGACCTGTGCTGAACTGTTGCCCGTTATGGTGGCCGTGTTGTCCTGCACGTCTGTGTCAGTCACAACGAATGGGAAAACAACGGATGATAATACTTTGCTCGCATTGGTCTTGATCAGTTGTCCCGCCGGCACCGTGTTGGGGAATGTGAAACCGTTTATCAGGACGTTGCCTGAACCATTAGCACTGATCACCAGGTCTGCATCTGTGTCTGTGGCCTTGATTTTGTTGTCTGTGATGTTGACCTTGTCTGCCTGCACTGATGGTACAGTGATGGAGACCGTTGAGAAAGTGGCCGCCGCTGGTGTCGTTGCACCTATGACCGTGTTGTCCATGGTTCCCTCGTTCATGTCCACTTTTGGAATCTGCACGGAACCTGTGCCGTTAGCAGATAATTTGAAATCATCATTTGAACGTATAACCTTGATCACGTTGTCGGTCAAATTTATGCTGGAATCTATCGTCAGGTTGGAAACATTTACAACTCCCGTTCCACCCGGGGTTAAATTAATATCTGCATTTGAACTAGAGGCAATGATATTGTCATTGAACGTCAAGTTGTCAATCGTAGTTGTGCCCGCAAACGATGATGCACCTGATACAGTCATCGTTCCCAATGTGGACAATCCACTGACGTCCAATGTTCCTGTGGTTGTCAGGTTCTCATCGCCGAAACTTATAGCACCTGATGAGTCTGTAATCGAACCGTCTGCAAAGGTCAGGTTTCCTATCACGGATCCCGTCTCTGCTGAAAGTGTGCCTGTGGTTGTGATGTTCTCGTTGCCGAAACTTATTGCACCTGTTGAGTCTGTAATTGACCCATTGGCCAGCGTAATCGTACCTATCACAGAACCTGTGGTACTACCCACTGTGCCAGAGACAGTCACGTTGCCAGTCGTGGTCAGTGAACCATCCACTATCAAGTTCTCGTTGATGTTCACTATGGACGAGTCAATTGCAGTTATAGAAGTTCCTGCGATCCCAATCCCGTCTACGACCAATGAACCAGATCCGCTGGCCCTCAATATTAGGTCCTCGTTGGTCCTTGTGCCTTCTATGTTGTTGTCGTTGATCCTGATCGCTGGAAACAGTATGCTACCTGTGCCGGATGGTTTCAGCACTATGTCTGCGTTTGACTGTGTTGTACTGATCTCGTTTTCAATAAATCCTATTGATGTCTGGGCAAATGGTGTTGCGTACAACTCCGTGAAGTTGTTGTTGATCTTGATGCCCGCACGCCTGATGGTGTCTCCCGTGCCATCATCAGCCAATGCTCCGATGTTGATTGTCTCCTGGGCCATTTTATATCGCCTGTAATACTAGTTTCTTCCAGATGGCAGTGGATCCATCGTAGTTGGCCGTGCAAACATACAAGTTTGTTTCGTCCCAACTGATTGAACCTGCCACGTCACCCGTGTTTCCCACAGCGGTGGCGGTTTTCGTGGTCTTGATCACAAGCCTGTCTGCTTCTATTTGGACCTGTCCTGTGCCATTTGGATCCAGTATGATGTTGCCGTTGGTGTCAGCACTCAAGAGGGTGTTGCCGGACATCTGTAGGTCACCGGCCAGCTCAGCGAAATTGCTGTTGACCTTGGTCATGGCGGTACGTAGGGTATCGCCCGTTGCTGGATTCCCCGCCGTTCCTGTGTCTATCGTTAATCTTGCCATAATGTGTTATTCGTATTTATTAAATAGTAATATGTTCATAGAAACCCTCAAGACCATGAAGTTGTACAAGAGGCAGAGCAAACTGGGTACCATGCACAACTACCACAGGAAGAACCTGATCTATGTGTTCAAGTGTGATTCATGTTCTGAGACGTTCATGAGGCCCAAGAGCAGGGTGGATCCTGAACGTGCGTCAAACGACTACAAACACGTGTGCAGTAAATGTGATTCCAAGAAGTTCGCCCAATCAGTGGGCGTCAAGATGCGTCGGGTTTATCAGTTGGACGCCAGCAGTACCAAGACCCTATAACTGTTTCCATCGGATATCATCGCGACGGCCATCTATCCATCTCTGTAGGTCAGCGTAGATGCCACACTTTATATTTGGTTGGTCGAAGTACCAACGCAGGAACGGATTGCCCTCAAGATATTCCTTGCGATTAATAAAGTAGAAGTTTGTTTTAGGAAATTTCCTGAACGTCTGTCTGAGTTGGTACATCCATTCATACTTGAGGTAGGCCTTCATGCTTTCACGTCCTGGATAGTTGATGGAATCTTTGTATATGTTGTTCTGTATCCTGCTGGGCGTGTCCATCTCCCATTGCTGGGCACCCATTATGTCAAACGCCATTATGACGATGTTCTTGATGCCTGACTCCGCGGCCATCAACACCGCACTACAACCTGAACCACGTGACTTGGAGAAGTCCTTGGTCTTGATCTTTCCACCCTTCTTGACGTCACCACCACGCCATACCCTGTAGATCTTAAGTCCCTCGGGTATATCCTGCTCGTGATCGCCCTCGCAGATGTAGTTCCACATGCTGACGTCATCTGGACCGTAGATGTGTGGAGACTCCTTGCCGTCGTTGTGCCATTGTGATAGTTCTTCAAACATTTCAGGGCTGACACTTACTATGTGATCACACAGCATGGGATGATCTCGGTATATGGCATTGCAACCGTATATGGTGCCTTTGCCTTTTAATGTTTCTATTGGGAAGATGTTCCTGGACTCACCGTTGCCTATTATGAAAGCGGTGTCCATTACACGCCAAACGACTCTCCACAACCGCATGCGGAAGTTGAGTTTGGATTTGATATCTCGAACTGCGATCCGAAGGTCTCCTCCACCCAGTCGATCTTGGTGCCCATGACATACAACAACGAGGTCTCATCCACCACGAACCTGCCCGTGGTCCAGTCTTCAACATGGTCTCCACTGTTGACATTGGCCTCCGTGTCTGCGAATCCCCATTCGTACTTGAATCCTGCACATCCACCACCCAGCACCGCCAGGCTGACCGCGTACTTGCCCGTGTTCTTTTCCAGCAGTCGTTCTATCTGTGCCTTCGCGGCATCTGTTATTTCAAATGGTTTCATACTATTAATTATCCATCCCTGTTGCCCATGTTCTGCACTCCGACTGCTAACCAGAACCTCGATGCGTCCTTCTTCTTTTCGAAGCTCATGTAACTGTTCTGTTCCTCCCAGTGGTGCCATTTTTCTGTGAATAGATTCTTCTGTTCGAACCACCAACCCCACTTGCCCTCACAGTTGACCTGGCACCACTCGATGCACTCGCCCATGATGCCGTTGCTGTTCATGTCCACATTGAAGCGGAACTTCTTCTCGTAGCCACAGTCCGCTGGTATCTCTGCAAGACCTGCCTTTGCTTTTTTAACTTTTATTTTTCCGTAATTCCTACCAACTTGTTGCATGATCTAAATTCCATTTATTTGCTGAACATTTTTCACCGCACTCTTGCACAGATCCAAAATCATTGAAAAGTTTTGACCAGTAAGGATCATCAAGCACTTCTCCCAACGTTTGCTTAGGTTTAATGTAATCAAATATGTTTTTGTTGTGTCCATATCTCAGTGCAGTCCAACAGCAAGGATAAAATTTGCCTCGGGCATTCAAAAATAGTCCTTTGTTACCAATCATACACAATGGTATGACTGAAGAAGCTTTACTTGTATTATAAAACCTTTCTGTGAAAATATCAATGCAGTTGTCGTGCCATTTTTTACCAGTCAGTGGTGTTGCAGTTCTAGTGAATCTTCCCGAAGAAATAAATTTCTCACTAGGTTGTAATGGATCATTCTTTGGATATGTTCCGTAATTTTTACCAAACTTAGAACTTAATGTCAGTTGAAAACTGTCGAACCCCAACTCCCTGGCCAATTCCTTGATATGGCTAATTTTATTCTCGTTGAATTTAAATGCTATGCTGGCCCAGGTCTTGAATGCTTTTGTGTGTTTTAACACATTCACACCCGTCATGATGGATTTCCAATTGCAATTTACTCTGTAGAGATTATTGGAGTTCTGATCCCATCCATCTATGGAAAAATGTATATTATCCCTTTGGTTTAGTATTTTGTTTAGTTCCTCCCACCATGTTTTAGTTTTATAAGAGCCATTGGTCACTATCACGAATTGTACTTGATCATTGTTCTCCCTGAACCATGCAAGTATCTTTAATAGATCTTTTGCATAGATCGGGTCACCGTCATCACCACAGAATGTAAGTTTCTTAACTTCCGATAACAGTTTACCTGTGAAATTATTCTGGAACCATTCTAAATTAAGATCTCTGTTGATCAATCCTTCCGGAACTTCTTGTCTGCTACATCTCGGACAAAGTAGACTACATTTGGAACATAGTTCTATGTGCCAGTGTTCCAGCGGCCAGTTGTGAGAATTTTTAAAAATCATTTCCAGTTGTCTATTACCCACTGATCCGCACACTCCATTGGGTTAGGTGATCCGTGGAACACCGCGACCTTGTTAAGGGGTGCAACCTTGCAAGGTTCACGGAAGAACTTTTTTCCGTCTTGCGTTAATAATTTAGTATCTTTTAATCCTATCATCTCCCACTTGTAACTCCTGATCCACTCGTCCGGGAACCACGTGATCTCGTCCTTGGCCCTCTTGGTGATCCAGTCCTGGTCTCCATGGTTCTGTTGCATTATTCTTGCCGAATTACCCTTGAATTCGTTCCACAGGTAGTCCATTGTGCCACTCTGCCATCGCATGCAACTGCTGTTTGAAAGTTTCCAGTCCTTGATCCTGCACCTGTTGAAGTCCCTGATTATGTTGAACTTGCCCGTGTGCGTGAACAGGGGATCTATGTTGTCGAATATCACAACGTCAAGGTCGAAGAATAATATGTTGCCTTTGAGGGGCATCTCGGGTGCGAACATCCACAACTTGCTCCACCATGATTTCACACATGGGTCCGTGGGCAACTTGATCACGTTGATGTCCGGATCCAGTCCGTTAGCATCATCGGTCAGACAATGGAACTGGTAAGGCACGGTTGTGTGTCGCTTGACCATGCTGTTGAGAACATTGGCGTACTTACTCACGTATTTGTTGCCCCACTTTACACACACCACGTGATTAGTCATTGAAGTATCCAGTCACTGTAAGCACATATCTGTCAGTAATCCCAGCATTCACAAGCCCATGTATTTCGTCTCTGTCCCATACATACACTTCGCCTTTTCGCCAGTTGTTGATCGCCCATTCCTTGCCGTAAAATATATGACCGACCGCGGCATCTTGTAGCGGTATCCACAGACGTATTGTTTTTTTATTTTCTTCTAGAATATCTGTCCTACTGACAGTGTCTTTATCGGCAAGATTCCTCGGTGCACTAGGACATACATCTATGTGTGGTGGTGAAAAATGTCCGGGTGGGGTCATTATTATTCTGCCCCAGCACTTTTCTTTGTTGATATTGTGCTTGTTTAGGAATCCGTTATCAATAATTGTTAGTATGTCTGGTCTCCATGTCATGAAATCTGTTACTGCTTTAGAATAAAATCCTTGCACTTTCTTTTCCCAACTTGTCCTGATGCCTGCGTCATACCCTATAACTTCCTCGTAGACATCATTATATACCTCCGGTTTTGTGTTTTTACAGTATTCCAGTAACTGTGTAAAATTAATTTTTATATCATCTATTTTTCTTATCATACAGTGCCTATTTAAACGCATTTTCCTTGACTCTAAAAAGTCTTTCGTTGACTGGGAACAACGGTATAGGTTTTGTACATATTCCCACCAAAGTTTTATTTTTTTTGTCCAGGAATCTTGAATCAACATTGTCCACGAGTTCGTCATCGAAAAATTTATCAGCCAAGTATTTCCTGGTTGCCATCCCCTGACAGTCTTCTATGACATTTTTATTCAATCTGCTATACCAATCTCCATTGAGCTTGGTGGTACCTGACTGTAGGAAGTGACTGATTGCCTTATACCCCATTTTTTCTATCAGCCTTATGTAATGTAGGCTATCCTTTGAACTCACATGCATACTGTTTTTCCTGTTTGGTTCTAGTCCCTGTTCGAGGAATATATTCTGCATCTCCTTGGCCTTGGTCCATGCTAGTTTTTTAATCAGGTCTGGACAAGCATCATTTAAAAAAAACATGCACACGTCTATCTCTGGATCCATAGCACCTAAAGGTAGTTCATGAGAATAGTTGATCATGTGGAAACACCACCAACCGTTGTGTATCACAATATCGGGTTTTTCTTTACCCATCACCAGGACCTTGCGTTTTCCTGTTGTAGGTATTACGATTTTTCCACTATTTTGTGACCAAGTTGAGTGGGGTCTGTAATCCACGTGAAAGGCACCTATTTTGTGATCCTGTAAACTGTTTGCAAAGTGTCCCACGTCATTCGTCTGCCAGGGTTTGGCAATAGTGAACTTCCATTTCAGGTCCCTTATGGCATCACTGTGTTTAGCTTTGATGCACCTTTTCATGTGATTCCATAGTTCCTGTTTGTCCTTATTTGCGTAGTGTTCTGTGAGAGCTGTATGGAGGAAATGTATGTTCTTAGTTCCCCTCCTTTTGAAAGCATCACACACTGTTTCACTGTCAGTGCCTCCGCTATATCCTACCACAATTTCATCATATGTGTCCTCGAGGTATGCACAAATTTCTTGTCTATAGTATTCTATTTCATATTTCGGTTCTTGTGTCCAGTCTGGATCGCTTCCTGAAAACATGTCCAACCCCACATGGAAGTGGATAGGATCGTTGAGATTTTTACTGAAGTCTTTGTAGGCATCTATGTCGTTGTAGTGTACCCTGTCGCCCACTGTGTAGTATATAGGGTACACTTTCTCCTTGCGGTTATCGACAATTTTATTGAGGTCATCTATTATTCTTTTACTCCCAGAAGACCTCATAATCACTGCCTTACTTCTTCTCAGCAATTTCAGCCAGAAAATTGCTTACTTGCTTGTAAGAAGTGTCCCACTTGCTGTACTTGGTGTCTTTCCTGTTGGTCCAAGCATTGCTCTCATGTACTGTATCCTGCACGTTTTCTGTACCAACGATTACATAGGCGTAGCCGAGCTCACTGAATTTGCTCGTTGTTCCAAGACTTTTACCTGTAACTATGCCTTCGTTTGTTTCGCCTAAAACGATCAAACAAGATTCACCATCTTTTGGTATTGTCGACATTTTGTAATCAACTTCTCCAGAAGGTAGTGCTGTTTTGAATTGTTTGCTTTTGTACCTGATCACTTTTGCTTCGGGGTTGGCTGACATGATGAAGTCGGTCTGTGGAACACTCCAGAAAGCACTGTCCCAAACTGCAACTTTGATCTTTCCTTTTCTAAAGTAATCCATGCTGGCCGCTTTTTCATTATCAGACAGGTGACACACATAGTATGGTGCACTGGCCAATGTACCTTTGAAGTATTCTCTGTCAACAAGGCAACTGTTCCCTTCTGCAAGATATTCAACACTCCACGCGGCCACAGTTGAGTTCTCATTGTTTTCTATAACTCTCTTCGCCGCCGCACATCCTTTTACGTTAATGAACTGGCCAAACTTATCTCCTAGTGATTCGGCTATGAGATCATTCATCCTGTCTGTTAGTCCGCCTGCTCTGCTGTATTTGACCACATCGATTTTGTCCGAAGCAATTGCCGTGGACAACCAACAACCAATGATCAAAATCATAATTGTTATTGTTTTCTTCATTTTTTTTCCTTTTTTGTTGTTAACATTATCAGCTCAAATACAACTGATAAATTCTATAAAAACTATCGACTAACGGTTCGCTGAGTACAAAGCCAAACACCAAAGGGGTCATGTCCCTCGATATGCATAACAGTCCTATCGGTATTAAGATAACAGTGATAGTCACTTGATTGAACGCATTGAATTGCTGTGCTCCGACTATGTAGTTCATCAGTAGTAGAAACGTCACGATGCCAAGATAAACGTAGGATACTTTCATGTTGTTCAACACAGACAGTAAATTGACGTATTTGCCCGCCAACACCAAACCAATGGAAGCACTTACTAAGAAATAGAAAACCACCTGCGAGAACAGGTCCGAGAACCATGCTATGTCCACGGGCATGCCTCGTGATTCCAGTATGTTGTAAATCAAGGCTTCACTGGCTGTGATAGGTATTCCCAGAAATAACAAAGGAACCATTTGTGTGAATGCCCCAGCGTTGTTGGCACTTTCGCTAGCGATGAGACAGTTGACATCTCCCCTCTTGTAAATCTTTTTCTTCACTCTTATCCATCTTTCAATGCTGTAGGCAAGCATACTACTAAATGCATACGCAAGGCCTGGAACAAATCCTCCGATGCTACCTAGTATACTGCTACGGAATAAAGTGGTCTTGTGTTTCCACATCTGTTTGAATGATTCCGCGTATCCAGAAAATGTCATTGTCTTGAATTCTATTTGATTTTTGTTTTTTAGGTATGACGTTGCCAACATCGGTACGACGAACAGTGATGTCAACACACTCAGCATAGGCAGTCCTGTCTCCAGAAACTCCAGACCCAGGGTGTACATCATCTTTCCCTGGTCCTCGTGCCAGCCCACGTTGGCCAGTGTTATCCCAAAGAAGAACAGAAAGAGGTTAATGATCATGTTGTTTTTGCTCACCATACAAACTGCTACGGTGGCTATGCCAAAAAAAAGACTTTGCAACAGCGTGTTCCAAATTCCATAAGCGAGAAACAAAAACGGCAACAGACTTATTATCAACAGAACACTGAACAGGCTGGCAAACCAACTGCCTATGGCACTGAACATGATTGCCTTGTCTCCCTGGCCTTGTCGAAACATTTCGTGTCCCTCGATCATTGTGGGCACACTCATTGAACTGCCTGGCATGGCCAATGTGATGGCGGTGACACCTCCAAAAAACTGATCTATGCTGATAAGGGTGATGTAGAAAATTAATATGTTGGCAGGATCTAGGGAAATCAACACCGGGTATGCCAGTGTCATCATCACAAGGCCTCCCACGCCTGGCATGATGCCACTAAAAATTCCACCTATTATACCTGCTACAAAAACCGCAACTGTTTCCATGCTCTCATTTTAACACATTTTTAAAGTCAATGCTAGTGAAAACACATACGGCACGGCCTGTTCTTATGGCTTTTACAAAGGTCGCTTTCTTCGCCGACGTCACTTATGATCAAGTGGCGTTGCACAATTATTTAACCTTATCATTGGATGCATTCAAAAATCCTGGAAGCATTCCCTCCATCTGTATTTTTTTCCAATCCTTGGTATCGAGGTTGTATTGATACTCTGTTTCAATTGCTGGACTGACTATTGTTTTTATGCTTGTTATATTTAAATTATTACTCATTACTTCATGTACATCATGTATCGATGCATTTGTGCCAAAAGTCCTTTGTAAATCTATCTGGCCTATTTTGATATATCCTAATGATAGTTTTGGATCTTCCCATTCATACCCGTTATATTTTAACCATGTCCTGTACCTATCCATTTCTTCTTTCTTGAAGTCTTGTTTTTCTGTGATTGTTTGTCCCCATTCCACGTCAAACTCTCCGGAATAGTATTTTTGATGATTAATTTCAGAACATAGTGCTTCTGACATTTTCGGTGCACCTTCGTCTCTGAATACCTCGTACAATGTTTTGCCCACTTGGCTCCAGTGCAGATACACTCCGCCCAGTTCTCTGTCGTACCTATTCTCTTTGAAAAGTTCAAAGTCCAACTCGTGTAATTCGTACCTAGGTGCATTCAAGAATGTTGTTATTTGTGATGGTCTCATCCATTCAGGATTCACCTTGCTTTTTCTGTAAGAAAGAACCCAGCTTTCTATTTCGTGACATATATTATTCAACTGTCTTATCGCGTACTTGGTGTTTGGGTCTGCCTGTTTGTAAAAATTAGATAACTGCCATGCTGTGCCTTGCAGTTCTTCAAAATACCTGTGTAAGAGATTACATGCTTCATGTTTTAACTTCAACCCAGGAAAATATCCATCTATGTCACGCCCTATGGGGAGGCTGGCACTGTATTGGAAGTCATCTGCACGGAACGGATGTATCTTCTCATAGGGTGGGTCAAAACTAAATGAATTGATTTGTGCAACATTCGTGTTTAGCTCGCCCACGAGATAATTTAGATCTCTTTCGGAGTCAGCCCAACCCAAGAAGCAGAAATTCTTCTCCAGTATCCTCTTTTGTTTTAGATTGTCCTTGAGTGCATCCAACCACCTGTGTCCCAAGGGTGTGTCGTACACCTGGAAGTAGTAGGATTTGTTTGTGAGGCCAACCCTCACCATGTCATGTATGAACTTATGATCTGGTGTAGATGGCACTGTTGGCTCCGTGTTCCATGCATTCCACACTCTCCACGAAACATCTGTTGTCTGTCTTCTCCCGGATCAGTTTGTCAGCGAAGTCAAAGGCGTGCTTGGCGAACATCTCCGCACCAACACCATCGAACACCCTGATCTCCGCGAGGTCCATTTGTTCCAGTTCCTTGAACTTGTCCATGTGTGGGTCATTCTTGTCCACTGCGGTCTTGTGATCAAATGAATCTTCAAGCCATGCCTTCAGGGGTTTGAGTCCTCCGAAGTCCACCGCCCAGTTCTTGTTGTCTAACTCATTACATCCAAATGTGAATTTGAACGCCAGGCTGTATCCGTGTATGAGGTGGCAGTGTGAATGGTCTGCGTTGGGTTGTCTGAACACACAGGCCAGGCCTATATTGTGTCCGTATGTTTTGGTCGAGTAGTAAGTCATCGTTTCTCCTTGCGTTGATGACCTGCAGAATGTTTATAGAGGGATGAAAGTCTTGAAGTCCTCTTGACCATCAGTTCAACTTCTTGTCGATCTTCTGGTCCATGTCCATCTGGAACGCCGTGTCTCTGATGCGATCCGTCAGTTCGTTGGGTATATTTAACTCTCCATCGATGATGCTCTTTAGGAAGTGTATCATCACCGTGAACTCGTTCCTGTTGGCCACAGTCTCTGGATCTATGCCGTGCTTCTCCATTACGTTCAGCATGGCCTCAGACACGTCCACCAGTGCAGTTATGCTCTTGGAGTGTTTGTCAAAGTGTGCCATTACGTGATTATGCTGGGTTTCTTGGGAACCTCGATCTTGCTGAACACCCTGTTGTACTCCTCGGCTATCTTGTCATTGATGTGTGCTATGGATATCAACTTGTCAGTGGCGATGTTGAAAGGTTGGTCCTGTCGGGCTGTGGAGAAAAAGGTACCGAACGCAAGACCCTGTGGTCCGTTCATCAGTACCAGTGCCTTCTCGATACTGACGTACGTGTCGGCCTTGCCCGTGAATTTTGCTATGACTTCTTCCCCCGAAGCCAGTTTAAGAGTAACTAGATCTCCATCTTTTATTTTATCAAACATATGCTTATTATAAACTATCCTGCGAGTTTGTCAATGTATTTCCGCAACTCCTTGTCCTCGACGTTGGGTGGAATGTGGTTGAAGAAGAATATCTGGTAACTGTCAGACCCGTACTTGCCTATGCCGTGTAGGTCACTGGCCTCCTGTTTGTCCCAGGTCAGGTACTGTTCAGTCATGCGCCTTATCCGTTTTGAACGCACCTCCCACATGCCCAGGGGTCGCAACATCTCCTGCTGTGTTTTGAGCCTGCCACGCAGGTACGCCTCAGGGTTGGGATATCTCTTGAAAAGTTTTGGAAGGATTATCTTGACGTGCTTCCTGTACGTGAGGTTGAGGCACATCACGGCCACCATGTGTTTCCATCTCTTGTGCGGGGCCTTCAGTTGCTGTTGCACCATCAGGTGATCCACCATCGGTCTGATCATACTTTATATTATAAATGGTATATTGATATTGTCAAGCAACCAGGTTAGATAATTCAGGCCACAATTTGCCAAATTTGCTTTGGTTGTTGAAAATATTTTCGTTTTTTTCAATGAATGATTTACACTCGTTGACTATTTCGCTAGATGTGTTTTGTTGGACCAGTTTATATTGGTCTATTTTGCCTAGGAAAAACTTTTTTTCTGCTTCATCCACATCCGTTGACAAGTATTTTCTAATTTCGACTATTACTTTGTCAAGCACATCCTTACCATAATTGTCCACACACAGGGCGGACGGCTCCTGGAATTTCTGCCAAACGATTTCAATCTTATCTCTGTGGGGATTTCCCTTGTCGAACTTACTGGGGAAGAAGGAAAGTGCTTCCTTGGCAAATTCCCTTAATTCGCAAAGTCGCGTGGCATTAAGCAAATGGAAAAGACTCAAGAATTGTATCTCGTGGTCGTTTTTCTCTGGAGGATTACGAACTTGTTTACCCAGTATCTTTAAATTATCTAAAACACGTTGCCATTTTGATTCTTGTCTCACATACTCATACCTAGCACCGATGTTTTCAAGGCTGATGTGCCAATGCACTTTTCTTTTAGCAAGTAATTTCTCAAAAACTTTACTTTTTGTTATATCTGTGCTGAAATTTGAAATAACATCTACAGTGGTGTGTTCGGGGACTAAATCTAGTAAATCTGCATTTTCTTTCATTAACAAAGGTTCGCCACCAACCATCGCCACCGTTTTTAATTTTTTGTTATTTTTCGAAAAGAATAATTGTATTTTTTCTTTATGATCCTTTACTGGTTTTGATTCATGTTGTGAAAGCAAAGAAGACCATTTGGAACTTAAATACGGTGAGCAATATGTACAGGCACTGTTACAGGTGTTGTTCCAACGTGCGTCGAATATGACCGGAAACTGGTAATCAAGATTGGCTGTGCCTATGTCAAAATCTTCATTCAAAGAATTGTGCCAATCTTTTTCACTTTTAATTTTACTTTCCGATGCATGAATACATGATCCACAATATTCTTTATGTAACACACCAGACTTGATAGAAGTCCTGACTTCTTTTAATTTCTCGTTTGACAATGCTGATTCTATTGTGTCTGTGTTAATGTTACCTAGTTTAAATGCACCGGCACAGCAGGTCGAAATACCGCCGTCAACTTGAATGTGTAGGCCTCTCCATGGAGCGGCACAATAATTTTTAGACATTTTATTTGCTTAACTGCTTGTTGATGAACCGGGCCATGCCGTCATAGGTCTCTTGGTACACGTTGCCGTGTTGGCTCCACTCCTTGGGCATCTCCCAACGGTCATGGTTGACCACTATCCATCTGGTGTCTGGATCCGAGTAGCCCATCAACTTGTGGAACTGGTATATCCAGTAACTGGGATCAACCGGTCTCTTGATGTAGGTGTAGCCCTCCGAACCCGTGTACATGTTGTTGATCTTGTCCTTCTCCAACGGGTGTAGGTCAAACCCCAACATGAATATGGCCTTGGGTTTGAATCTCAGTCCCAACACTCCTGCGTAAGGTCCCGTGCCCCAGTGGAAAGGTTCGTCCTGTCTCTTCTCTCCCGAGTAGGGAAGTGCTGGTAATTTTTTCACATTGGGCCATGCCGCGAACTGTTCCGCCCAGTTGTCCCTGGTGTATATGGTCGTGCCTTTACCAACCGCGTTGGCGGCCTGTTGGCACATGTGTTTGTCTGCACACACCAGATACTCCGTGACGAAGTCACGATATATGGCGTTGCATCCTACCACGGTGCTGAAAGATTTAAGGGGGCTGATGTCAAATCCCCTCCTGCTTTCACCGTTGCCTATTATACTCACATACTTGGTCATAATGCTATTTAATCACCCCTTTAGACGTACACAGACGTCTGTACACTGCTGGTAAAACACAAACAGGAATAGTTATACATATTATTCTTTTTCCGCGATTAGATGCCATACGGTGCGGTATTGATCCCATGCTTTCTTCAGTGTTGGATATTTCCTACGCAGTGCTATGGCCTCTGCTCCCACCATTTCTGCCTCCTCGTATGCGGTCTCCTCGTCCTTGGCCTCCTGTGATTGCTCGACCAGTATCCTGTCACCATTTGGTAATTGTTCGTACACTGTCTCGCCACCATCTGGTGAGATGTAGATTGGATTGATCCTCCTTGCCTTTCTTGGCATCAGTAGTGCTCCTTGTGGTCCGCCCCTGGGTGTGCGTATCTCATGCCACCCTTCTTTGGTGCGTCCCCCTCGTGCCTGGGTATGAAATGTATGTGTGGCCACATGATGGTCTGTCCGGCGCATTCACTGATGTTCATGCCCACGTTGAATCCCTTCATCTTGCCCTCCTTGATCCATTGCTTGCCACAGTAGTAGGCCAGCCTGTATGATTCTCCTATGGCCTCGGGTGTGTCCTGTTTTGGTATGAACAGGGTGTGCCCGGGCACGCAAGGATACCGGTCCTTGAACACTCCGGTGAATTCGTTCTCGAAAATGGGTGTGTCATTGCCCAGCCATGTGCTTTCCTCATAACGGTCTATGATTTCAAATGGCTTCTTGTAGGTAGGTTTTTTCGATGGCATTGGTTTTGATGATTCCTATCCTTATATTACTGGAATTTGGTCTGTGTTGCAATCTAATTCTTTGCCAATGTTTGGTTTTTGGCACGGATGGATTGTGTTGATTCACGTCCAGCAGGTTTACCAGGGCCTTCCTGACCTTCTCCGCACCACCGTGTTTCCTACAGGTGTCTGACCTGCCCACGTGTACTACCTTGTTCGCGATCTTGATCTTGTAGACACACGGAAGTCGTATCCATTTAGTGGCCGGTGTTTTATTGTGTTGAATTTTGTAGTCCTTGATCGTGTATAGGTCTTCTATGTTGTACCATTTCATGACAATATTCCAACAAAGTATGCACCTACCATGCAACCTGCTACACCGAACACTACATCGTCCCAACTCCAGTGCCCTTTGCTCCACAGATCCAGTGCTTCCTTTATGATAGTTGCTATCAATCCCAGGTATATCAATGGTTGCCAGAACACTGCGAACAGTGTCAGGAACATGGCCCATAAGAAATGCAGTTGCAGATCAAATCTCAGATAGAATATTATTGTTGTTGCTATTTGTTTGTAGAGTAGTTTAACGTCTGGCATTCTTGATGCCCAGTTGTGCGTACACCTTCTGCACTTTCCTCGCCTGGAAATAGCAGTCCTCCAAGGCGTTGTGTAGTCCTGTCCTCTTCTCGTTGGGATCTCTTGGCACAAGACTGAACAGTGTTCTCGAATCCCTGATCTGCCAGTACTGCCATGGTTGTGGGTGTCCCAGTTGTGTGTATAAATTCTGTAGTATGGCGTAATCAAACAACGGACCTTGACACCAGAAAACGTCAACCCCCACACTCCACTTGTTGATGGTCTTGATCATGGCGTCCAGTGATATCCTGTCCTTGTCACCCAAGGCCTCTTCCATGATCTCCGGGTCCTGTCTGCCCCACCAGTCCAGTGTGTCCTGCATGACGTCCCTGCCCATCTCAGTCTGTGAGTCCACGTCCACACGGAAGTACATGCCCTGTGCGGGTTCTACGGTCGTGTATGGATCAAACTTCACACCACCCACCGTCAGTATGGTGGCGTTGGGATTGGTGCTCAAAGTCTCCAGATCTATCATTGCGTGGATCATATTCTTATCCCTGCGTATTTGAAAATCTTCTCTGGCACGTTGATGCCCGTGGCCTTCTCGAAGCCTCGGAACCCTGGAGCGGAGTTGGCTTCACATACCCTGTAGCCGTCGTCGGAGAACAGTAGGTCCACGCCACATATGTCTAGGTCCAACACCCTGGCCACCTGTAGTGCCAGCATCTCCATCTCGTCATCTAATGCATATGTCTTGGCCGCCCCGCCCCTGGAGACGTTGGCCCGGAAGTTCCCGTCCGTGCTGGATCTCTCCATGGCGCCTATCACCTTGCCGCCCACGACGATCACCCTCAGGTCTCGCCCAGCGGACTCCTTGACGTACTCCTGGATGATCATGGAGTTCTTTGAGTCCAGTGATGCTATCAGTTCCTGCAGATCCAAAAATTGTTTCAGTGTCTCGCACAGGTACACCCCCGCACCGTGTGAACCAGTCACCACCTTGATCACGCATGGCAGGCCGATCTGTTTCTCCAC